GCCATGAGCCGAGCCACTGAGACCAGGGTGTGTGCCGTATTTGGCGTGCCGCCCATCCTGCTCGGGCTACAGTCGGGGCTCGAGGTCAGTTCATACAGCAACTATGAGCAGGCCAGAGAGAGCTTTATCGCGGAAACGGTGAGCCCGCTCGTGGCCAAGGTGGCCTTGTTCCTCACGCGAGCCTTTGAGCTGGAGCCTGGAACCGTGGTTCGAGGCAACACGACTGGCGTAAAGGCGTGGACTGAGGACGTCACCGTCGCCTCGACAAGGGTCGTCGGGCAGTACGCGGCTGGCATTATCACATTGAACGAAGCCCGATCGGCGCTTGGATTCACGGCGCTCGAGGGTGGCGGCACGAGGCTCGTGCCGATGAACATCATGGAAGTTGGCGTCGAAGGCGTCGATGTGGCCGAGCTGACTGCCGGTATAACGGACGCTAAGCGTCTCCAGGCGGGCATACCGGCGGCTGATTACATGCTACGGGCACCTGCGGCACTCCCTCGCTCGCGGGCGCTCTCTGCGCGCTTAGAGAAAGAGCGCGAGCAGTTGAGTGATGACTTCGAGAAGAAGTTGCAGGCGTACTTCAAGCGCCTACGCAGCACGGTGGCCGGGCGTATGGGCCGACTGATGGAGCGCTCTGGCGACGTTTCTGAGGTCAAAGCGCTGCCGCCAGTGGGGTCTATCCTGCCATCTGACGGTGGCGAGGGCCTGAAGGACGTGGTTCGTAGAGGCTATCACGAGGTAGTCAAAGCCACCTGGCAGACGGTAGCGGCCTCTGGTGTGGCTGGCGCGGTGCCATTCGACGACAAGCTACCAATCATCCGCCAGCTGATCGGCCCTGCCGAGATGGCTGCGACGGCCATGTGGACCAGCACCGAGCAGGCTGTAGCTCGTTCGGTTGATCTGGCTGTAGAGCGTGGCTACTCAATCTCGCAATTAGCGCGGGGAGCGCCGAAGGACAAGTTCCCAGGGATCAATTCTATCGTCCAGGAAACATACAAGAACCGCGCCCGTACCATCGCTCGCACTGAGGTCATGAGGGCACAGAACGCGACCACCATCGGCTACTACGCCAGCCAGGACATCGGTTTCGTGAGGGCGTTCGACCCGGATGGTGAATCCAGTGACACGCTGGAAGATCCTGCTGATGGGCGTACATGCTCCCAGCGTAACGGTGAGATTTACACCGTCGCAGATGCGGCAGACGTGATCGGCTCGCACCCTAACTGCCGCCTGACCTGGACACCGATGACAGACACGGCATACATCGAAGATCGCGCAGCTATTTCGGCTGTCGCCTTGGGGTTGAGCACTGGCACTGATAAAGAGCTAGAAATTGCTACCGCCACTATGACCGTCACTGAGTTCAAGGTGCCTGTACCTGACTACATGAAGGCCAACGCGACCAGGGGGTTGCAGTATATCGAAGAGGGGCGAGCTGCCAGTCAGGGGACGACAGCTATGGTACTCGAAGAGGCGCAGGGACTCGCCAAGGGAATTGTCACTGATGCGAAGGTGCTCCGCATGGGGCCGTGGTTCGAGCGACATATGAGCGACCTCGAGGCAGCGGCGAACAGCAAGCCAGAGTCGAGCGATTGGCCTGGTCCCGGTGCTGTGAGCTGGCTGCTGTGGGGCGGGAATCCGTTGAATCCGGGGCAGAGCCTCGACTGGGCAATGCGCCAGGCGAGCGTCATTAGTGAAGGGGAGAGCTACTGATGGAACATAAGATCGCAGACCTTAGCGACATAAAGGTCATAGACGAGGCGGCTGGGATCGTCGAGGCGTTCACTAATTCAATGGGAATTGTGGACTCAGACCTCGACATTATCGAGATCAGTGCGTTCGACAACTCCATCAAGAACAATCTCCCAATCCCTGCACTGGTTGCTCACGACCCGAGCGCCGTTGTAGGCAAGGTCATATCTGCTTTATCCGTAGAGTCTGAGGACGGTACGGCGAGACTTTATAACCGTATCCAGTTCAATTTGGACACACAGATGGGACGTGAAGCGTTTAGTAACGTCTCGGGTGGATTCGTGAGGTCGTGGTCCGTGGGGTTCAACATCCCGGACGGCGCTGTCGAGATGGACAGGCAGGACGGAACAGCGGTTCGCCGTATCAAGGATCTCGATTGGGTAGAGGTGTCATCAGTGCTTCGAGGCGCAAGCCCCGACACCGCCACGATTAGCGCGAAGAGCGAAGTAGCCGAGGATACTGATGAGCTGAAGATAGTCATCCCACCGCACGACACAGGGGTTATTCAGGAGCCGTGGAGCGGTGCAGATAATACGCGTCGGTTAAATAGGGATGATAAGGCTGCGTATGAAGAGGCGTTTGCGTACCTAAATTATGGCTCCAACCCGGACGCCAAAAGCTCTTACAGATTTATTCATCATGAAGTCAGCGGCGGCGGAAACGTTGGCGACGCCAATGTGGTCGCCTGCCAGACAGGAATCGGGGTTCTTAATGGTGCTCGCGGGGGCACCACTATCCCCGAATCGGATAAGCAAGGGGTGTGGAAGCACCTTGCCAAACACTTAAAAGATGGAGGCCTCGAGCCGCCTGAGCTCAAGGACGCATTGCCGGACGCTACTGCCGCCGACATTGCCGCCGAAGTCCGGGCTGATCGCGTGCCTGCCGAAACCGACGCGAGCGAGGGATTGGTGGCCAGACTGCTGACCGCTCGACTGCGACGGGCGAAAAACGTATTCAAAGAAAGATTGGACAACTGATAGTGAGTGAGGAAATCAACAAGTTCAGCCACGCGGAGAGTCTCCGCCTGATGGCTGAGAAGGCACTCGAGACGGGCGATCTTGATCGCGCTCGAACGCTGACCGAAGAGATGGAAGCAGTACAGACCGAGGCTGAGACCGAGAGCGACCTGACTCGCCGCCTAGAGGCAGCGATGAAGAGCGACATGCAGCCGTTGAACACGGTGCCCGTGGCGGCTGGCGACATTGCTGAGGACAGCAAGAACATCAAGCGCGCCGATGGCACGTATCTCAGTCACGTGGATGCGAACTACCGCCCGGCTGGCTGGGTGAAGTCTGACCTCGGTCGGGACTTGCCAGCTATGGCACAGCCGTCATGGATTCTCGCCAAGGCAGGCGACAACGTGAAGGCTGAGGCACAGTACCAATCTGACGTATGGCTCCGGTGGTTCTCTGCCAAATCAGAAGACTCGTTCTTCCGCACTGCATCGCCAGATGAGACCAAAGCCATGCAAGAGGGAACCGACAACGAGGGCGGATATTTTGTTCCAGAAGAATTTCTGAATCAGAATTTTTCCATCCCGGATGCACCTGGTGGACAGCTCCGTGACAAGTGCACGGTCGTGAGGGTGACGGGTAAGGACGGGTATCTACCCACTCTTGCGGGAACCACTTTCACCGGGATCGCCGAGGAAGCCGCTTTCACTGGCGTGGAGAGCACTCCCGTTGTGGGGCAGGTGGCATTCACCACTGGCAAGTACGGAAGCCTCATTCGCGTGAGCGATGAATTATTGGCAGACTCAATTCCGAATCTGCCGAACCTGCTCAGTGGGATCTTCGGCACCGCGTGGGGTCGCAAGTCTCAGGCCATGATCACGGGCGGGAACGGCTCGGGACCAACGTACCAGGGCATCGTCAACGGCACGGACGGCGCTGGTGCGTCTACGACGTACTTCACGCTCGCCAACGCAACTTCGATTGTGGCTGCGGACGTCGTATCCGCTTATTTCGATGTGCCAGCCCAACACAGGGGATCAGAAGGCTTCGCCTGGGTGTTCACCAGCGAGCTGGGCGGTCTAATCAACGGGATCGGCACTACTGCCGCTGGCGTGCACGCCATCAGCGATCTCACCAACGCACCGGACGCCTTCCTTATGGGACGTCCCGTCGTGTATAGCGACGTCACTGGATCCGGCCTCGGCACCAGCATCACCTCCACCGAGAAGGTGGGTGTGGCGGGTGATTTCAAGAGCTTCATGATCTTCGAAAGGGCCGGTATAAGTGTCCGTAGAAACGACTCCCTCTATATGGGGAATGGTCAGGTGGGCTTCTTCGCTACGGCACGCGGGGATGGACGAATGGCAGTTGCCGATGCGTTCAGAATCCTGCGAGCTGCTTAGTAGATAAAGGAGTAACGCGCTAAAAGCGCGCAAGCAAGAGACTGCCGTCCGCCTACAAGGGGTCAACCCAGGCGGGCGGCAGTCAACACATGACAGGAGGTATGAATGCCGAAGGCTGTATGCATCGAGATGCTGGCCATCGCTGGCTCAGACGTCATCTACAACCGAGGCGAGATCTATGAGGTGCCAGCCGCGATCCTGAAAGAGCACGGTGAGTGCTTCTCGAAGGTTGCCAAGGCGAGCTCGAACAAGAACGCCTCGAAGGTGGACGAGGACAAATAGAGTGTTCACAGCCAGAGTTTCAATGGGGTTCTCCCGTTGTGACTCGCCTATCTGCGCGTGCTCTCCTCGTTGTACGCCCTCCGACGTGCGGCGAGGGGGGCACCACCACGCTATCTCGAAGGGCGCAGCATGACCGTCTATCACACGTATAGTGACGCGGATTATTTTAGAGAATCGCTCGCTGGGACTGCGTACGCGAGCGGCTGGACGTCCGACGCGGCTCAATTGCTAGTGCTCCTCGAGCGTGCCAGCCAAATGGTGAATACGTTCGTGGGTAATCAGTCGTTCGGACCTACTACGCAAACGCGGAGCTATGACGTCGGTACGGGTCCGCTGGTGTTTGACGACCGTCCATTCTTCCCTAATGTCTCCGCCAACGGTGGCATCGAGACCACACGATCGCGCCATGCTGTGCTACCGCTTGACCGCTGGCTGCTCTCAGCCACGACCGTCACCTCATACAGCGGCACAGACCGTACGACCTCTGAGACGCTCACAGAGGGGCTATCAAACGATTACCTACTCGATCCGTATCAAGGGACTCAAAACGACCTCGGATCACGCTATTGGCGTCTCAAGCTCACGACTGAAACGACGAAAGCATTCAACGCGGGGCAACAGACCCTCACGATTGCAGGTGTGTGGGGCTGGACCCAGGACACCGCACCAGATACCACGACCTTAAGCGCAGCAATTACGTCAACGACAGCGACGACCGTTGCGGTGACGAGTGCCGCTGTGTTTAGTCCTGGCAACACGTTGATCGTGGACAGCGAGCAGATGTACGTCCGCTCAATCTCCACCAATGATCTGACCGTGATCCGGGGCGTGAACGGGACCACAGCAGCCACGCATTCGGACGCTTCTACAGTCGAGCGATACGAGTATCCGAGCGATGTCGTATCAGTGTGCTCGGACGTGGCTCGAGTGCTCTACCGTGACCGTGATTTAGGCATTACCGAGACTCTTGGCAGCGGTGAAGCAGGCATCAGGGTGCGGTCCCGCGTCGAGATCATGGACGCGATCCGCTCATTAGACCATTACAGAGTCTCCCAAAATGCTGCGGGCGTCATATTCTGATGCCCAAGGAATCAAGGGTTGAGCTGAAGGGTCCAATCTTCGCCCGCGATGCTGGCGATAAGATAGATGCAGCGATTATGGATTGTCTGAAGGAGCTGGCCACCGAAGTTGTAGCTGACGTTCAGCACCCGCTTAAGCCAGGCCATGGATGGGTAACAGGTCGTCTACGAGGCTCGATTGGGTTCAGGATGCTGGATGGTCCTGGATTCATAGTCGAGAGCGGTGCCACAAGTGGCGCGCCATTGCCATACGCGTACTGGATTGAGACGGGGAAACGAGGCGGGCGGCAATTGTGGTCTGGTTATGGGATGTTCAAGGATGCACGCACCAAACTCAACAAGAATATGCGCCAGCTTAATAAGCTGTGCGGCAAGGCTGTTGCGAAAAAACTCGGTGGTGGGGGCAAGTTTTAGATGAGCCGCGCCGGCGTCATTACAGCCATCGATACGGCGCTCTCGTCCGTATCATCGCCCACGTTCACTGCGGTCTACGTGGGTGAGCCATTGGCGATCGCCGGCACTCCGACCGCTGCCTTCTGGCTCACGTCGCACACGGACGACTTCGAGACGCTGGGGGACGTCAGCACCATCGCGCTCTTCACCATCCGATGCTTCTGGCGTATGCAGACGAGCCAGGACGTACGTGAGACCATCGAGGACGAGATGTGGGATGCGATTGTTGGTATCAAGACAGCCCTCCGCGCCGACAGTGCGCTGGGTGGTAACGCAACAGACAGCCGACCAGGTGACGCTGCTACGGGGTATATCGAGTTGAGCGGGGTCGCGTTTCGACAG